GCTCATGGGTGTACGTATATTAATACGAACCCAACGAACGGAGAAAAATTAAAAACAAAATCCTTTGTTAAAAGAGAACCCGTTACTCTAGAACATTATAAAAATCATTTAAACGGAATTGAACCCACTCTCGGAATTATACCAATTACAGACGACAATACTTGCATATGGGGTTGTATCGATATTGATAGCTATGCAGGATTCGATCACAAAAAATTATTAAACAAAATTAAAATATTAAAACTTCCACTAATTCTATGTAGATCTAAAAGTGGGGGAGCACACATCTTTTTATTTTCAAAAAAATTTATTGAAGCAAAAATTATGAGAGACAAACTCTTTGAGATTAGAGCAATCTTAGGATTTGCTAATGCAGAAGTCTTTCCAAAACAAATAGAATTAAAATCTGAAGAAGACACAGGTAATTTTTTAAATCTTCCTTATTTTCAAGGAGACAAAACTACACGATATGCTTTTACAGAAGAAGGTAAAGCAGCTACGTTAGAAGAGTTTTACGGGTTAGTACACAAAGTGAAAACAACTATATCACTCGTAAAAGTGGAGCGACCACAGTCCGAATTTTCTGATGGCCCTCCTTGTATTGAAACACTGGCGGCTGAGAGAATTGTGGAAGGAGGAAGGAATGCCGCCCTGTTTCATTTTGCGGTTTTTGCCAAAAAGAAATGGAAAAATTGGAAAGAAAAAGTTTCCTGGTTTCATGAAAATTATATGGTTGGTGAACTTGATCAATCTGAAATTGATATTATTAAGAAACAACATGAGAAAAAAGACTGGGGATATAAATGTAAAGATGAACCCATGTGCAGTCACTGTGATAAAACTTTATGCAGAACTAGAAAACATGGGATAGGTAATTCACCTACCTTTCCAGAATTAAGCGACCTCCAAGAAATTCAACTCGAACATCCTTATTATTATTTAAATGTAGACGGCAAACGATTAAAACTTGATAGTGCTAAACATCTAAGACAGCAATCTTTATTTGAAGAAGCCTGTATAGCAGGAGTGGGAATGCTTCCTCCAACTTTAAAAACAAAAGATTGGAAAGGGCTCATTAATAATCTTTTAGCGACCAGAGAAATTGTTGAAGCTCCTGAAGGAATGAAAACAGAAGATCAATTAGGAGAGCATCTTGAAGATTATTGCAGCGATCGAAGACAAACAAAACGTAAAGAAGATATAGAAAGAGGAAATGTTTGGAGTGATGAAGGTTTTCACTATTTTAAATTTAGACATTTCTTTTATGATTACTTACAAAGAAGACGCTGGGCTCATGATTATCAAAAAACTTCAGCGTGGATGAAAGAATGGTTTGATGCTAAAATAAAAGTTATGGATGCAGGAGGAAAAAGTATGAGAGTCATGTATGTAAAAAAATTTGACGAGAAAAAAAATAGTTTTAAATCACCCGGGTATAAACCAAAAGATCCTTATTAATGAAAGGGGAGCAGTTATCACTTTGGGAAGATGAAAAACAAATTATTTTAGAGAGAGAAAAAGTAGATATATCAACGTTGAAAACATTGAAAACAAGAACAAATAGTTTTGACCTTCTCCCAAAAGATACATATTTTATATATAAAACAGGTGGAATAAATCCTCATATGAAAGAGCTGGGGCCTATATTTCCAGTTATCAAAGGTGTTAGGGGAAGAATATTAAGTCAAAGTCCTTTAACAAGCGGTAAAGACGCTCCCTATCCACATCTCATGCTAAATGCAATCGTAAATGGTGAGAAGAAAACTTTCAAATGTTTTCTACATAAAATAACTGGACTAGCATTTTTGAAAAATAATGATTTTGAAAATAAATACATAATAGATCACTTGGATGATAATATATTTAATTATCTACCAGATAATTTAGAATGGGTTACACCTTCAGAAAATACGCAACGGATGTATAGGAGAAAAAGAAGATGAGAACAATAGTATTAGGACCACCGGGAACAGGTAAGACAGAAACCTTATTAACGAAGGTAGAAGACTATTTAAAAGAAACAGATCCAGATAGAATTGGTTATTTTGCATTCACTCAAAAAGCTGCGAACGAGGCGCGAGATCGTGCCATAAAAAAATTTAATCTAACCGAAGATGATTTACCTTATTTTAGAACTCTTCATTCATTAGCATTTAGAAAATTAGGATTGAAACGAGAAAATGTAATGCAACCCGATCACTACAAAGACTTGGGAGAAAAAATAAAAATTCCTCTTCAAGTACCCGCTTGGGATAATGATGATAGTCACGCCTTCTTTTCATCAAAAAGTGAAGAACTAAATATTATTTCTATAGCTAGACATAAAAAAATTACCGCAACGCAACAATATGATTTAGGAGAACACACCAAAGAAGTTTCACGTGAAAAATTAATTATACTAGATGAAGAAATAAAAAAATATAAAAAAGAATATGACTTAATTGATTTTCATGACATGATCACCGATTTTATTAAGAGTGATAAATGTCCACAATTTGATGCAGTCTTCATTGACGAAGCTCAAGATCTTTCAAAAATTCAATGGGATATGGCAAGAAACATTTGGAAAAAAACAGAAGATTCTTTTGTCGCAGGAGACGATGATCAGGCTATTTTTAGATGGGCTGGGGCTGATGTGGATAGTTTTATTGCACTCGATGGAAAAATTGATCAATTAATTCAATCAGTTAGAGTCCCTGCTCAAATTCATAAATTAGCGGCCAATATTGTAAACAGGATTTCAAAAAGAATCAACAAGAATTGGTTACCTGCTAAACGAGAAGGAGAAATAAAGTGGTACGATAGTTTTGATCAGATCAATTTAAAAAATGGTAAATGGTTAATTCTTACTCGCACTAATTATCAATTAAATCCAATCGAAGAATGTCTTCAGGCAGATGGAATGTATTTTAAAAGTAAAAAGAAAAAAAATTACGAAGCAGATTTATACCAAGCTATAACGGATTGGGAAAATTTGCGCAAAGGATCCCTGTTGGAACATAAAAAATTATTTCATATTTTTGGTTATATGAGTCCTATCAACTTAGATAAGAATGCTATTCAAGGAATGGCTAAAGAAGCTTTTTATGGTATTGACCAACTTAAAAAGGATTATGG